CAACGCACAACGGGGTTGGTTGTGCCTTGAACGTAATAGACTTCAAGAATCCCCGTTTGGCCGCTGTAGGTTGTGCGAAAGCTAGCCATCGCAAATGACCTATAATCACCAACACCAGCGCCACACGAAACATCGAGTTGTGCGCTTGGCGAGACGCCTACGCCAAACTGAATGCGCATAGTGTTGGTATCAACGACGTAGCTAGGAGTAGTGGTTGATACCAAGCACGCAACTACGCCAGCAGTATTACTAGTCGGCACCGTCACCACCCCGCGCCACGTCAGCGTAGCCGCGCCAGCCACGTACCCTCGCGGGTTGTTCGTCGCGTCGAACGGGCCTTGTGTCTGCGCTCGGTTCGCCGTTGCGCCGTCGCTAACAATCGTCTCTAAATTATTGTAACCATCGTGCCCACCGTTCACAAGAAACCCTGTTTCCATGAACATCTTGTTCTTGCTTAGCGACGGACTAAGCAGAATGGACTCAAATGCACCACTCATGCTTTAGAGATAAACAACCTCAGAGATGAAAATAGCAGCGTCAGAAGCACCCTCACGAATCACCTTAGCCTGTGTCGCCATTTTAGCGCACCACACACCAGAACTACCAGCAGCCACCTGATGCCCAACCGTAGCTGTAGGCGTGCTACCATCAATGGTAAAGCGCACATTAGCATCCGTGCAAGTCCAGAAGATATGCGTAGTGCTCGCATTAAGCGCAGCTACAATCAAATTGGCAGCGGTGCCACCAACCGTAACAGAACGATCTGCGACCGTCCCATTGTTAAAAATAGAAAGAGGGGAATTGAGAACGCGAGCGTTTGACATAAATTTGATTAACGTGACTGACGGGTGCCGTGTGTTGAAATGCGGCGAACAGTGATATTGTTATTGCGCTGACTTTCAGCTTTTTGAAGTTCGGAAGTAAGATAGCTTTGCGCAACTTGCTCCTCTGCTATAGCCTTATCCAGCTGTCCATCCATACGCAGGAAGTCGGCGTATGTAGCGTGTGCAGCAAAATAGTAGAACTCCAACGGAACATTCGTGCTACTCACATCAAATGGGCCGTCCCAAATCTTCTTGTAAGTGACAAACACTGACGTTGCAGAGTTATCGCTAGGCGATAGAAAGTGCGCTCCATCCTGATCTACATAAAACTCATACTCAACCGAACTAAGATTGAGGAAAGGTTTAGTGCGGTGTATGCGCAGAAAGTCTGAAATCGTATCCAAGCTGGTTTCAGCGAATGGAACCACTTGGCTTGCAACGTCACGCTCCTCACCAACAACAATGTAGCGAGTCCAACTTTGGCTTGCATTATATGCCTCATAAAGACGGCGATTTGCCAACGCAATCACCTTGATAGACTCAGCCTGCGTAAATGACTCAACGCCAGCCAACGCTTGAATAAGCGCAAATAGGTCTGTGAACGTCGAGGATTGCATTAGGCTTTGTTAGGCGACAAATCGGGAAACTTCTGATTGAAATACTGAATAAACTCTTTGCTGTGCAAGGTGGCTGCACCATACTTAGCCTGTAAACGAAAGAACTCACGCGCTGGCATAACTGCCACGCATTTACCGAGTCCCGGCATAGTCTTATGGTTCTTCATTGAAGCGGCATGAGCACGCATCAAAACCTCTCGCTCTTGCTGTGTATCCAACTCATCCTTCAATGACTTACGGATTTCCTCGTTGATAGCACTATCAATTTCAGCATCCGTAAACTGTTCCGACCTTTGGATAATTTGCATAAAAAAAGAGGGGGAAGGCTACCCATGTAACCTACCCCCAAACATTACCAGCTAGGTCAATCGCTATTAGGCGAAGCGACCCAGATTGATAACACGGAAACCAATGACAATCTCACCAGCGGTGAGGGACGCCAGAGCAGCATCCGTAACCTTGATAACGATGTCAGTGTTGGCAGAAACAATCTTGGCCGGACGGGAACCAGCAAGGATGGTCGTAGTAGCAACCGACTGAGTAAGCAGCGTGCCAGTGTTGAACACCGGAAGCATGACAGTCATACCATCAACGTCAGTTGCGGCGATAAGCTCAGTGGTAGCACCAGCAACACCAACCTCAACAGACAGCGAGGACGAACCAACGATGTCCACAGTGTTGACGAGGCCAACGAGGTCGATAGCAGAACCAGCAGGAAGCGTAATCAGCTTCTTGGTCAAACCTGTGCCAATGGCAATCAGGTCTTGGAAGTTGAGCTTCACAACGTGCGTGAAGTCACCAATGGACTCATTAGTAGTAAGGATAGGCATATTAGTAGGCAGTTAGGGGTTAGGCAATCGAGGTGATCTTGCCGTGCGCACCGGGATGTTTCACCAGAAGCGTCAGGGTTGTATCAACGTAGCCACGCTCGCCACCACCGAAGTTGGGGAGACGGGTAGAACCGAGAGGAATCAGCTCAGCAACGCTGTAGAAGTCCTGATTGAGCAGGTAGCCAGTGTCCTTGTTGGTGGTGTCAGGAGCGCAGTCAGGGTTCATGTTAACAACAGAAACCAGACCGTGATCGCTCTGATACATCTCAACAGACAGCTTGATCGTGCTGTTGCCCATGTCAGTGTTGACATTGCGCACGGTGTAATCAGCCGAACCGGAGGTGCGGGCGAAGTCCGTAATACGACGGCGCAGAGCAGTGTCAGCAACGAGCGTCAGGCTGTTCGAGCTACCGCTAACGCGATAAATCGAGGTAATGAGGTCGTTAAACACAGTCTCAGTGAACGCAGTGGAAGCGTAAATCGAGCCAGACGGAGTGCGGTAGGCCGAAGGAACATCGGTGCCGGGGGAAGTGTCAATCCACTTACCGAGACCACGAAGACCGTAAACGGTGCCAGCACCATCTTCAACAGTGCGGTCATTGCTAGAGCAGAGCGTAGCTTCGATGTCGCGCTTAATCTCGCGCACAGCTTTGGCTTCGGCCTGAGCAATTTTGGCTGGGCCAACAGAGTCAACGACATTTTGCAGGTCGCTAACCATGAAGTCGCGGCGGAACTTCTGGACATAATTACCGAGGCGGGCACGACCACTGAACTTGTCAGTGAAGGTGGTTACATCGGCACCCTCAGCGATACCAGTGGTGGTAGGCGCAGCGAGCGAGTCAACAGTCCACTCAACGAAGGTGGCAGAGGCTTTGGTTTTGCTAGCACCGGAGAGAACGGGAGTCTCCTCGGGAGCGAGAATAGTGAGAACGTCGAGCAGTTGCTCGCGGTTAGAAACAGCTGCACCGGGATTGGTGGTGTCGTATGTGCCGGAAAAGGCCATGATATTAGATAATTAGAGGTTGAACTGACGTTAAGAGCGTGTAGAACGCTGAATTGCACGAAGGGCTGCGAAATCACTAACTGAGCCTGACGAACTGAATCTTTTTGCTACATCCGAAATAGCTTTAGAACTGCGAGCTTCTGGTTTCTCCGAAGAACCATTATTCGTAGCTGGGCTAGAGGGAGGGCTAATCTTTGGCTTTGCGTCCACAAGAGGGATGGTTTTGCGACCATACATAGAGTTGGCAGCGTGTGCCAAAATGTAGGGAAGCTGGGGTGCGATGTCGGGATCGGCTTCTAGAAGTTTAGTGAGACGCTTGTCGCCAAGCATTGCCTCATATTGCTTCCGAGTGTCGTTATCCTCGCCAGTCATCCAGTCCAATTCCTTGCGGGCGTGCTCATCGAAGTTCTTTTTAAGCTGGGAACGGTTCTCACGCGCTTGCAGCTCTTGAAGCTGGGCAGGCAAAAACTTATCCTTTGCTTTACGGGCATTTTTAAGAGCGGCTTTCACGTCCGCTTTTGTCATGTCCTTACCTTCGACGGTAACAACAATGTCGTCGTGGGCGAGGTGGTCAGCTTGATCGAGCTTATCTTCAGCCCATTCAATAACGTCATTCACTTCGCGGGCTTTCACCTGCAAGCTATCAACGGTATCCAAATTGGCGTATGGATTCTTCTCAACCGACTTAACCTCAAGCGGCGATTGCTCGTTGCGCTTATTCAGTTCGGACTGAAGGGCTGCAATTTGCTCCTCTGCTTGTTTACGCTTTGCGGTGAGTTCACCAAAACGAGCTACGGCACGGGAGCCTAGCTTGTCGGATAGTTCACGCAATTCCACATCAGACATTTCACCAAGATCAAACTTAGAAAGAACGTCTTTTTCCTTCTGTTCAGGTTCCGCAGGCTTTTCAGCTTTTGGCTCCTCAACGGGAGGCGATTCTTTGGGGGCTTTCTTTTCCCCAAGTCGTCGAGCGGCTAACTCGGCAACTGTAATGTTCGACTGAACCACTGTTTTGATGTCGGAGTCAGAGACCTCCGTAGTAACTTCATTAGACATAGTTTTACGCTCATTAACGCCTGAGACGGTGGGCGATAATGTAAAACTACCACTAAGGTCAATTAGCTATTATGGCGTCGAATGAGGTCTTCAGAATTAACCATACGCAGCAAATCGTCGTAGGCTAAGATACGCCCGCTAATCTGCATAATGCGTTCTGGCGTTGCATCGTGAAGGGATGAAATGTAGGACTCGCGTTGCTCTTTCATAACATTGATGAAATGAGCAAACTGAGGATGGTTACTGAGCCACTTAATGTCTTGTTCTAGGTTCATTGAATTCCTTGTGTTTCCATACCGCCTACGTTAGCTGGTGCGGTTCCAATCTTTCCAATTTGCGCGTTCTGAGCTTGCTGCATTTGGAAGACGTATTGCTGTTGGTATTTCTCAAGACGGCCACGGAAGGCTTCATCTTGCGCCAATCGCTGCTGAACGTCAGGCTGCGAGGCATACTGCTGAATAACCTGCATTGCTACCTGCGCACCATTCGGGCGAGCTGGCATCTCAATGGCTGCGCTAATCTTCGCCAAGTCATCCGTAACCTGCTTCACAATTTGCTCTTGGGCCGCTTGCGCAGGCTGCAAAATGGTAGAAGCAAGCACCGGATCAATAGAAGCGGCGATAACATCAAGCAGAGCGTCAACATTGATACGCCCATTACGATCAAGCTGAATAAGCGAGACAAGCTGCTGGAGTTTGGATTCTTGACTCTCCGGATCGTTATTAAGCACATCGTAAGTAATAGTTGTATCGTAATTCTCGTCTGGATTACCCTTATCAAACTGTTGTGCGTCTGCAACACCAGTTACTTGAAAGAACACTTGATCTGGGCCAAATCGTTGAAAAGAACGATAGCACATATTTAACACTTCAGCAGAGTGCGACAAAAACTTGTCCACCATAAACTGCTGCTTAATTTGCGACAAAGGATTATCAATGTCTAGGCCGACCAAACGATCTGCCTGATTCTGCATAGTTTGCTCCATCTCAACAGAACCGGAGTTAAACTGAGGAACAGGGCCAAACTGAAACTCGCCAGCACGTTTGTATGGCACATAGCGTCCCGGCCCCCAATCGCTAGGAGCATTGCCAATGGGGTGCATGATAGGCGGAAGTGTCGCAAGGCTATTGCGGTCAATACGCGAATCGCGCTCCACCTTAACCTGATTCTGGATGCCGCGCAGCAAGTCGGGAATCGTTTGAACGTCGTATAGGCGTTTCGAGTCCTCGCTAAGACGGGTAACAACTACAGGATAGTCTTCATAACCGTTGAGCAACTCAAACTTAGCATAGCCATTAGCCTCATCATTTCCGCTAAAATCCTTGTGGAAAATAGTGCAATAGATGCCCTCGCTATTATCTTCCTCGTCGATTAGACGCTGGTAAGCATAAATGACCTCAACCAAGTTGTTTTCGCTAGATTGTAGCGTGGTAGTGCTAATGGTTTTACGCCCATCAACGTAGTTACCAACAGAAGTTGTGGATACGCCGCTATGCTTCTCGATAACGTGCTCAACCCACTCCTCATCCCATCCGTCCGTGCTAACCTTGTTCATTAACTCCTGTGGCGTGTAAAACGTCTTCCAGAAGCAATAGGGGGCACGCTGGGGATCGGTTACATAAGGCGGAAAGAAGAACTCACCATCAGGCGAAAGGGTTTTCACCATAGGCGCATCAATTTGACGACGCACGATAGGGATTTCCGCCATTCCGGTCTTACGCATTTGAGCCAAGGCTTTCTTTGCGCGCTTATCCTGCACAGTTGGAAACGCCTTCTTGAGCATTTCAATTACAGCCTGATCCTGATTGCCAGCAAGAATGGCTTGTGCTACATCAGGGGCGGCGGCGGCAATTTGCTCCAAGCTAAACTTCTGCAAATAGGTGCGGTCTTCACGGTGCCAGCCAACGTAGGTGATTAGAACGCCGCGCTCTAACAGATAGTTGGCACCAAGCTCCATCTCACGCTTAAAACGCGGGATGTAGCCGCTTGTGCTCATCCATTTAAGGAACGACGAAACAATCTTTGCACGCGGAATGTCACTAGCCTCTGTCGGGTAAGCACGAATGTTCGCCCGATTGAGCGAAGACATAAACAGAGCTACGAGACGGTTAATACGCTCGTCAATAACGTGCGCTTCGGTATCAGCAGCACCTTCCCACGGAAAAGCATCGCTACCGTGTTTTCGCAAGTCACGGCTTTTTCCCGCCCAGTAGTTACGGCGATCATCATAGCTTGTTCGGCACAAGTCGATGTAAGA